GTTGTCTGCGTAAGTCGAGTCCCAAGCCTTGCAGACAACGCCGTTTCCACCAAAATACGAATTGTCTCCAAACAACTCCCAGCAATTAGCCGCCCATCCCTTAAAATTGCACCAAGATTTTGTAATCGTGTTCATTACATACTGCTCTTGATTGCTTCCCTCATCAACAGGTACATTAATCCAAACCGCATTATTCTTAGCGGAGTAGTGAATCTGCCATCCAAAATTGTCAGCATAGAGCGTAGATGACTTATTAATAGCACCCTGTATCTTGTTGCTCAGGGCAACACGAGGATCAAGCCTAGAGCTTTGCAGTGATTCTCCCAGCGGCATTAGACCATCATAGGTAAGGATTAAAATATCCCCGCCATACTTCATAAAGCATCTATCCCCAATCGGAGCGCCTAACTTCCATACGCCGATCAATGCCCAAGTAGCAGAGTTTGCCGGGTCTGTTCCAGCGTAGACAATAACCTCACCATTACTTGTGATAAATACAAGATTGTCATCAACTCCGTAACCTGCATCAATAGTCCATGTAGCTACGTCTGTAATATACCCACCAAACTTAGCAATAGAGCTTAGGTCAAGGGCTTGAGCCGCACCCCCGACCGCGTTAGTTGGTAAGTACCAAGACTTTAATGTATTCTTTTGGGTAAACCATACCCGATTCTTAAATAGAGTAATATTGTTTAGTGTTGTAGTCGTAACGCCTGTTATCGCTATGGTTGATATGCCAGTGATTGAAGCCCATGTTGTACCATCGAATAGCAATGGTGCATCCACACCATTCACCAGATACAAGTAGCTTCCGCCGCCTGTTGTAACATTGATAAATTCCCATCTAGCGTTTGTCAATCCTGTTGCTACTGGTGCGCCAACTGCGCCAGATGCAGTAACGTCATATATCTGTGTTCCAGCGATTGCGTACAGGCTTTCGCTTGAGCCTGTTGAGTAATTCATTAAAGTCTCAACCTGCCCTGTTATTCCTGTGGCGTGGTTAGAATACCCGCCGCGCAGAACTACGTTTGAATAAGATGGAAAGAAGTTGACTAGCTGCACCGCGTCAACAGGTTCCATGTTTGCGATTGAATCACGAGCATTCCAACCACCGACCGGAGACGGGAGAGAAGCGACTTGTGCAGCAATGCCTTGTGCGGGGAACGCCATCAGTTTGCCCCGTATCCACTGTCAGGTATGTTGTCGTATCCGATCAGCACTGTATTGGGTCTTGGAGCAAACGATAGATTAGCTGAACTCATGTCCTGAGCCATAACGACCTCAAGCTCTGTCAGGAAGTTTCTGTACATCGCCGTAGTATCGAAGCCCTTAGCCTCAAAATACTTCAGCTTCGTCATTAGGACAACTAAACGGTCTGGGTATATGCAGGTATCAGTATCAATAGTGAAACTCGTCTTAGGCACTCCTGCTGCGGTCTCTGCCCATCCGTTGCTTCTGTACTCATAACCTAAGAACTCATTATCTGCAATACCGGGCCATATCTGAAAATATGCGCCAAGCAATCGCCAGCGTATGCGAGGGCCGGTAGATATATAACCTGATAATAACCATTCCCACTGTTGAGCATCCTCTGGCCCCAGCATCTCCCAATGCTTAGATTTATCCCAATGGGTTCGCGGTACTGTGGAGTCATAATCAGAAGGTAGGGCGTACTTGACCTTCATAAAGGTTATGGCTGCTGCTGTTGCTGATTCGGTGAACTTTTGAGTAGCAGTTATTGCTGTGCCAGAGTCTACTGTCTGTATCTGGGTGTCGTTTTCCATACCTGCGCCAGATAGCTGATAGGTGCTATCTAGTCCGGTTGTTGATGGTATTGCCGTGACTGAAGTTCCGCCGTCAGACCATGTGCCAGTGGTGGTTAAATATTCTGTATAGAACCTATACTGCTTTGTCAACCTGCGCCAGTCATGCTTACGGAGTAGCTCATACCCCGAAGCATTCATCAAAGCAAGAATTTGTGTGATGTCCTGATTAGTATTACCTGCAACCGTTGTCGGCGTACTTACACCTAATTCATTTGTTACTTGTGTAACCAGTTGCAGCATCGTGGATGACATACTTTAACCCTCTTTTTTTGGCCTTCCCATTTTAGGCTTGCTATTGCTACTAAGGAGAGCTACCTGCTCTTTGAGAATCTCAATCTGTTTCTGAGCATCCTCTACAGCAGTTGAAGCGGCACTCTGATTCTGTTTAGCCAAGTATAGCCGCGCCTTCTCTCTTAATGCAAAACCACTCATGCCAACCCTTTGCAGTTGAGCGTCTGTTGATGTTGCTACCTGCTCAACCGTCTGATATTTTAATATATTCAGCTCTTCCATCTGGAACTTGTCGAACTCTTTAGGCTCGTCAGCATTCCACTTAGAAAGCATAGTTCCGTACACCTCTGCACCTTCATTGCTCTTCATCTGAAAGTACAGCCATTGCCTGACGAAACGCTCTTTGTGATCTTCGCGTACCGGCTGATCTATTACTGTGGTCTTGTCACCGGGGATATGTATTCTGACGAATGGCATATCCTTGTAACCTTCTTCCTGACTCTTGTAAAACTCAACGTGCAAAGAATTGTCTGCGTTATTAATGTCGCTATCCATTTTACTGTCCTTTTTGAAATGGTCTTATCATTGAGGACTAGGGAAGTCTCCCTCCCTAGTTTGTTACGCTGTGGTTATCGAAACCCACGTTGTTGCTGATGTTGCATAAAATACTACGGTCTTGGCTGTTGCCAGCGAAAGACTTGTTGCTCCTGCATTGATTGTACTCGCTACTGAGTACGGATATACAACTACTGTGACACCGCTATCATTACGAATTACTACTGTCGCACCAGCTTCGGTCGGCAAGAGACGAACGCCGGTAGATGCTGACGATGTTGTAAGTGTATTGTAATCGGCGGCGAGTAACAGTGCATCCGCAATCGTTGTTCCTAGAGCAACCAAGCCAACTGCGCCAGTGCCACTAATTGCTTGTGTGGACATTGGGCTGTTTCCTGCTCCTAAAACTCGTGATGGAATAGACATATAATCTCCTTAGATAATCTGGGGCAAGTTACCTCGCCCCAGAATTATATTACAACGGTGAAGTTGTTTTACGAACCCAGCCGTAATCGCCTGATGCAAAGGCAGTGTCAGCAGTATAGTTACCTGCTGAGTCTGTCACCGTAAATGCTGAATCTACGGTGCAAGTACCTGTCGCAACTGTGCCACTTGCCAATACATATACCCAAGTGTCGTTCAAAGTGCCGATATTAGGAGTTCCCAGAGTCAGAACCGCCGCCGTATCGCGTTGAGCAAACATAGGAGCTATGTATCCTAATACGCCAAAAGTTGAATTAGCCATTTTTATATCCTCCTATTAAGCCAGCAGAACGCCGCAGAATTGCGGGCCGCTAGAAGTTAAGTTACCGGCAAAACCAATCAATTTTACGACAGCATCTTGATTGACCGCCTGTCTTTCTCCACCAATCGGCACGAAGTTACGGTTTACATTAGGACGGAACATCAAATACTTCGTGTTCAACATCCACATATGACTTGCTGTTGCTGCTGAACCAATACCACCGTCCAACACAACATCAGATGCCATACCAGCGCCGTAATACTTGAGTGAAGCAAAACCAGCTCCAGCAGTGCTGTTTCCACCATCGCTAATACGCTGAATGCTTTGCAGCGATTGCAGGTACATACGATAGAAGATGTTATCAGCAACGATCAGATCAGGCTTGTCCGTACCACGAATCAACTGAACAGCTAGTGCATCCATGTAACCTTGAATGTTGGATGCTGATGTAGCTGATCCGCCATCTGTGGTTCCAGAGAACTTGACTGAACGCCAGAAGCTATAGGTAGCACGATTAATGCCGCCATACGTTCCTGTGGTAGGTGCATCAGGTACAGCAGCTCCGAGGCCGGTAAGATTCTTACCTGCGTTGCCGGTTCCATCTAGGTAAATGTCACCACCTATACGGTTAGCCAACTGAGCTTCAGCAACATTCATACGACCGTCAAGCAGGTCGATGATTGCTTCTTTACCGCTGTTCTGAATCATCTCGAGACCGCTGATTGAAACAGCAGCAGCGTACTGGGTGATAGAGAATTGAGCAGCACTGATAGGACTATTTTGCGAAACATTCAGCACTTCATAGCCAGAATAGCTATTGGTGTTGTTGGTTGCGCTGTCTGAGTACATAATTTCTTGCAAAATTACGTTACCACCAGAGAAAGTCTTTACATTGCCACGATCTTTAAGGCGGCGCAGTAAAGCGTTGTTATTTGTTACGTTGTCAGCTAGTTCACCTGTACGACTTTGAATGTTAGTCGCAATGATGTCGCTAACCGAGCTATTGGCGAAGGCCATAATTTACTCCTCAGTTTAGGTTATCAAAAACGCTCATCTAGGTT